AGCTCCAATTCCTATATTTTTTGGAAACCAGCCCGAACCAGCCTTGACCGGCAGATACCAGCCGAGACTAGAAACAACGACGCACGTTGGCAGCCAATCACGCGCTATTGAAATTGGGGAGTTTGCGGAGAGGGTGCTTGGGCTACCGCTTATGGCGTGGCAGCTGCATTGCTTAGAGGGTTTAACCGCTTTTGACGACGTTGGCAAATGGTTACACCGTGTTGGCCTAATAAGTGTGGCCCGGCAAAACGGAAAGAGCTTACTTAGTAGCGCGGTTATCGGGCATTGGCTTACTAAAGAGGCCGAGCACCGAGGGCAGCCGCAAACGGTAATTAGCGTTAGCCATAAGTTGGATTTAACAGCCGCGCAATTCAGTTACTTGGCGCCAATCATGGAAGCCAAATTTGGGGCCGAGGTTTCGTGGTCATACGGCCGCCAAAAGTTAACAATGCCGAATGGCAGCGTGTGGCATATTCGAGCAGCTACCCCGGCAGCGGGTCACGGTTACAGCGCCGATTTAATTACGGCCGATGAGGTATGGCAAATTTCTGAGGCCGCTATAGACGACGGTTTACTACCGTCTCAACGTGCACGTAAAAACCCGTTGTGTCTACTTGTGAGCACGGCGGGTACGCAAGAAAGTACCGCGCTATTGCGCTGGCGTGACCAAGGCTTACGGGCGATAGATAGCGGCAAACAAACCACGTTGTACTTTGCCGAATTTAGCCCTAGCCCACAACTTGACCCAATGACGCCTGAGGCATGGGAGTACGCCAACCCCGCACTAGCTGGCGGCCTCATTGACCTAGACGTAATTGAGGGCGAAGCATTAGGCCCTAACCGCTCGGCGTTTCTTAGAGCGTCTGTAAACCTTTGGCAGGCTGTAACAACGGGTTGGCTAGAAATTGGCGTGTTTGACGCTTGCAAAACCGATACCCCGCCACCCCCCGGCGGAGTGTTGGCTATTGAAAGCTCAACGGACGAAGCTCGCTATACCGCCGTGCGAGCCGTACAGGCTGGCAACAAAACACACGTAACCGTGGCGTTTACCGCTAACAGCGTCGCCGAAATGTGGCGGCTAGTTGACACAGAAATAGAAAACAACCCCGGGCTACGGCTAGCAATAATCCCAGCGCTAGAGGTAAGTTGCCCGCCCGCGCTCGAGCGTCGCCGCACCATAGTTGGCTACCGTGAGCTACTGAAATGGACGGCCGCTGTGCGCTCAATGATTGTAGAAAACCGTTTACAACACAACGGCGAGCTACTACTAACACAACATTGCGAACGGGCCGTACTGATTAAACACAATGGGAGTGTTGCTTTATCCACGTCGCGTAGCCCGGGCCCTATCGAGGCGGCGCGGTGCATGGTGTGGGCCGCGGCCATGGCAAGCCGCCCGCAAATACTTGGTAAACCTATGGTTATGGTGTCTAACCGCTAAAGTTTGTTTGGCGCTCGCTGGCCTTGCTTTCCGTCGGGGATTGCTCGCCGCCAGCGAGTGCCACCATTAGCCGCTTAAATATGGCACACTAAACCCATGGCTATTTTTACGCGCAAACCTGAACCAGCAACCGTTGTTAAAGCCGCTGCCGGTAGCAACGCTGGCGCGTCACAAATTGGCAACTTTTTTGCGTACACCGACGGCGTAAACCGTAGCCGCTTTATGCAAGTCCCAACTATTAGCCGTAGCCGCGATTTAATGGCAAGCCTTGTTGGCTGTCTCCCGCTCGTCATGTATAAAGAAATGTGGAACGGCGACGAAATGGAAAAGGTGCCCGAGGCGCCGCGTTCATGGCTACGACGTATTGACAAGGGCGTAACAAACAACTTTATTTTAAGTTGGACATTTGACGATTTGTTTTTTTATGGCCGCGCATTTTGGTATATAACCGAGCGCACCGCCGACGGATACCCGGCAGCGTTTACGCGTCTACCCGCCGCAATGATTACAACACAAGACCAAGCACAAGGCACGGGCGTTTGGTTTGGCCCGTCTAAACAAATTTTGTTTCAAGGCTTACCAATTCGTTACGAGGATTGCGTACAGTTTTTAAGCCCAATTCAAGGTTTGATTTATACCGGCGCAACCTCAGTAGATACCGCGTTAAAGCTCGAGCAGGCCCGCAACAGAAACTCGAGCTCGCTGCAACCAGCCGTAACGCTTAGGCAGACTGGCGGCGAGCCTATGAGCCCGCAAGAGTTAAGCGACTTGGCCGCGGCCTACGACAGCGCCCGCTATGCGTCAGCCACGTGCGCGGTAAACGAATTTGTAGAGGTAATACCTAACAACGCAACGCCCGACAAAATGCTACTTATTGACGCCGCCGAATACCAAGCAAAAGAAATTGCGCGCATTGCAAACGTCCCCGCCTACCTCGTTTCGGTATCTATTGGTAATTATTCATACGTCAGTAGCTCGGAAGCGTCACGCGACCTTTACACGTTCGGCGTAAAACCGTACATAGATTGCATACAAGAAACACTAAGCGCGGATAACGTGCTACCACGTGGCACGGGTGTTATGTTTGACATCGAAAGCTATTTAGAAAACCAATACCAAGACAGCGCCGAAAATATGCCAGACATGGCAAACGAGGTAAACAATGCTTAGGTTAATCCCACAAGAATTAAATTTAGACGCCGCAAAAGGTGACGCGCTGCCACGTAGAACCCTCGCTGGCGTCGCCCTACAATACGGCGTAGAGGCCGTCGTATCGGACGGGCAAAAAGTACGTTTCGAGCCGGGCGCACTACCGCTTGAGGGCAAGAAACCCAAAATGTACCTAAACCATGACAGCACTAGCCCAATCGGCTTGGTGACCGCTCGAGAGTTGGTAGGCGATACCGTCATGTTTGAAGCCAAGATAAGCGAAACAACGCTAGGCAACGAGGCGCTAGAGCTTGCAAAAGACGGCGTATTGGACAGCGTAAGCGTAGGCATTTTGCCCGTCGAATTTAGTTTTGACGAAGCCGGCACCATGGTTGTAACCAAGGCCGATTGGCAAGAGCTCAGTTTGCTGCCCTATGGCGCATTTGAGGCCGCCAAGGTGCAGCGCGTCGCGGCGAGTATCCACCAAGAGCCCGACGAAATAGAGTTAAATAATACACAAGACGAAAACGAGGAGTTAACCGAAATGGAAAAGACCGTAGAAACACCAGCCGTTATCGAGGCCGCAACCGTGCAAACCATTTATGCACAGCCTCGCAAATTGCGTTTGCCAAGCACGTCGGAATATATCGCTAGCTACGTACGTGGCGGCGCCGACTTTGCACAGCTCAACGCAAACATTAAGCAAGCAGTTGTTGAAGCTGCACCCGGCGTTGCACCATATATTAACACCGAGTCAACACCCGGTATTTTGCCTGAAATTATCACCGGCAGCGTCTACGATTCGCTTAACCCAATTAGGCCGTTTGTTAGCGCAATCGGGACTAGGGCAATGCCGACAGCTGGCGCCACATTCCGCCGTCCAGTAATTACAACTCGACCAGTTGTTACACAACAGGCCGCACAGTTTGACTCGTTGAACGCGTCAACAGTTGTAGTTTCAAACAACGACGTTTCAAAACTAAGTTTCGGAACATACGTGACCGTCTCCGAACAAGACCTTGATTGGAGTGACCCCTCGAGCATTGACATTATTTTGAACCAGCTCGCAATCGCTTACGGCCAAGCAACAGACAACTACGCCGTAGACACTTGCCATGCAGCAATCTCACAAACCTCATCGGTAGCAGATACCGCTAAAGGTGCAGATTGGGTAGCAGCAATTTACGAGGGCGCCCGTCAAATTTCGGCAAACTCTAACTACTTGCCAACGCACATGTTTGTAACGCCTGCAAGTTGGGCCGCATTGGCCAGCTCGGTAGACGATTCCAACCGTCCAGTATTTCCGTACACGGGTGCACCAAACCTTATGGGCCAAAACGCTGCCGGCAACTCGGCGGCTACTTCATGGAACGGCAACCCGCTTGGCTTGGTACTTGTTGTTGACAAGAACGCACCGGGCTCATTCATGGGACACGCTGCCGGCCCTGCCGCTGGTTTTGAATTCTACGAACAGCAAAAAGGCGCAATTAGCGTTGAGGTTCCTGCAACTATGGGCCGCACGATTGCTTTCCGTGGTTACGCTGCCGCTTTCATGGCAGACGCCACCAAGTTCGTCAAGTTCGTCTGATAACCGAAAGGTAGGCCATTATGGCCGCTTACTCGGTCACACAAAAATACTTAACCGACAATTACGCGGTTTTAGTATTACAAACAAACGCCGACCCGCTCGAGGTTGGGCAGTCTGTAGTTATTAGCGGCGTTGACGCGACGTTTAACGGCACGTATTTAGTAGCGGATTTGCCGCAATACTATTTTACGGGCGTAGACGAGCAAGGCTTTTTTACTTACGATTACCAGCTGCCAATACAAAACCAAGTGCTTTACGCGCGCACGGCCGACAACGTGCAAATTGTGGCCGCTACTGGCACCCTGACCACTACGCCCACGTGTACGTGGGTAACACTTGACAGCCAAGTAGAGGATTGGTTAGGCATAGGCACCGCTACAGCGGCCGACGCCACGTTTTTAACGCAATGCCGCACAAGTGCAAACGCTGTTTGTTACAAGCGTCGCCAGCAAGCCGGGTACGTTGACAGCTTGACAACCTCACCGAGCGCCGCGGTAACCCTTGGCACGGTGGCTTATGCAGGCTTTTTGTATAGGCAACGTGGTAGCGCTGGCATGGATTACGCGTCGTTTGATGGTATGACTACTGGCGGCTCGACAGGCTTTAGCCCAATGGTTAAGCAGCTGTTGGGTATTGACCGCCCCGCGGTGGCCTAATGCCCGTACCCGCATACACCGACCTTTTTAACGTCGCGTTAGACGACCTCACAACGACGCTTAACGAGATAACGGGCCTTACTGTAACCAATGACCCGCGCTCGATTAACCCGCCGTGCGCGTTTATAGACGCCCCAAGCTTTGTGGCGTTTAACTTTAACATTGTTGAAATTACCTTTCCTGTACGGCTTATTACCCTTGGCCCGGGCAACCTTGACGCGCAACGCTCGCTAATGAATATGGCGGCTTTACTGTTGGCTAAAAACGTGGCGGTTACTGGCGGCCGCCCAACAGTAGCGGTGTACGGTGGGGCCGAGTACGCCGCCTATGATTTAACTATTGACTTGAAAGCGAGTACTACAGCATGAGCAAATACACCGTTGTTAGCCCTCGAGTGGGTACACCGGGCGCCGAATTTGACGCCGACCTAGCCGTAATGCGCGGGGCTAATCTTGAGGCGTTGCTTGCTGGCGGCTTTATTAAAGTATCCGCACCTAAGCCCGCAAAAAATGCTAAAAAAGACATAGACACAAACGAGGAGTAACCCCATGGCCACAACAACTTACCTAAGCAACCCGGACGTAATTATCGCAACGGTTAACTTGCGCGACCAATGCACCGCCGCAACACTTACGCGCACCGTTGAAGCATTGGAAAGCACCGCGTTCGGTGACTTGGCCCGCTACAACTCGGCTGGCCTTGAAAACAACGAGTTAACACTTACGTTGTA